AAAACTACTAGAATATAAGATTAAAGGCTATAGCAGAGTTAAAATGGCTATGGAATTAGGTGTTAGTGAACCAACACTTGATGTTATGATTAAAAAGTTAAAGAAAAAGATTAGAAAAATTATATAATTTTTTTACAAGAACTCAATAAAAACGAGTTCTTTTTTTATGCCATAATGGTATTGAAAAGGAGGACATAGAACTTATTAGAATTGTTTAAAACACAGTTTGAGAAGTAATAATACTATGTTCTCTTTTTCTATTGAGGAGGGATAAAAATGTTTAATAGTCCATATACGAATGTTTATAACCCACAAGCAAGTTTAGATAGAATAAATGCTCAGATAAATGAATTAGAAAGAATGAAACAATCTATACCACAGCAAATGACACAACCAACTAATTTAACACAGAACTTTCAAATAGCACCAACTAATCGTGAGGTTATAAGATATGCTAATTCATTTGAAGAAGTACAAAGAGATATGGTAATAGGAGATACACCATTTTTTAGTAAAGATATGAGTGTTGTATGGATTAAAAATACTAAAGGTGAAATAAAGACTTATGAATTAGCAGAGATTATTCCAAAAGATGATAAAGATATTGAAATAGAAATGTTAAAAGCACAAATAAATGAAATGAAAGGGATGATACAAAATGCAAAATCAAATGATGAGTATGTTGATGAACCAGTTGAAGATGAGAAACCCACAAATGTTCCAATTCATAAATCAAGCACAAAAAAATCAAAATAATCCACAAGAAATATTTAAAGAAATAACTAAAAACTATAAACCTGAACAAATAGAAAGTATATTTAATAAAGCAAGACAATTTGGTATAGGTGATGATGTAATAAATAAGTTTAAATAAGGCTAGAAGCCTTATAGGAGGATATAGTTACTAGATAAATATGTCTTCCTATAAAGTTTCTAGTGCTTTAAATATAAAGAAAGGAGAATGTTAAATGAACGGAAGTGGAATACAACCAACAGTTGAATTAGCAACTACAAATGGAAACGGATTTTATCCATATCCAGTAATGTATGGAAACAACAATGGTGGATTTGGAAATGGATTTGGTTCTGATGCACTATGGATAATTGTATTATTAGCGTTATTCGGTTGGGGAAACAATGGAAATGGTGGATTTGGAAATAATGGATTTGATAATGGTTATGCTTGGTTAAGCAATGGTCAAAAAGAAATTATGACAAACACTAACAACGGATTTGATACATTACACTTATCTAACCAATTAGATACTGTAAATAGTGGTATTTATTCATTATCTAACCAATTATGTAATTGTTGTGCTGATATGAATAGCACAGTTAGCAATGGCTTCTATAATGCTGAAGTATCTGCTTGCAATAGACAAATGGCTAATATGAACCAATTATTTGGTATAAGTACACAATTAGCAAGTGCAAGTGCTGACAATAGACTTGGAATACAAGACTTAAAAGCAACTGTAATTAGTGAAAACTGCTCTGATAGAGAAGTATTAAGACAAATTGGTCAAGATATTCTTGTAAATCAAACTGCTAACACTCAAAAAATAATTGATGAAATCTTCAGAGATAGACTAGATGAAAAGAATGATAAGATTACAGATTTACAAAGACAACTTGAAATGGCTGATTTAAGAGCATCACAAATTGCACAAACACAAGCAATTACTTCAAATATCTATAACGAATTGAAGAACTGTCCAGTAGGAACAGTACCAGTTTATGGTAGCCAACCAATATTCACTTGTCCTAACAACAATGGATGTGGATGTGGATTTAACACAACAAGTCAATTTATTTAATAGCATATAGTCGATTACGACACACTCGATTACGAGAACTTGCTAATATACCGACAACGGTATGATATGAGAATAGGCAAGTCCTATTCTCTTTTATTTATGAAAGGAGAGAATATATGATAGAAACAATAATAAATGAACCATTAGCATTACCAAGTAATGCAAGTCCAGTAACTTTTGATGAAACAACTGTTAGAACTAGATGTGCTTCTTGCTGTGGATGGTTAGATTATTCAAATGGAAATCCTAACTTTAAAATATTTGGAAATGGTTATACAGGTTATTATGATGTAGAGTTTAGTGCTACAGTTAGTACGGCAGACGCAGGAGTTGTAGCAATAGGTTTATTCCAAGATGGAGTATTAATACCTGATACAATTAGAGCAGTTACTATTGCAGCAGCAGATGATTATGAAACTATTTCTTTTGATAAGAAATTAAGAGTATGCCCACGTGGAACTACTAATATATCAGTACAAAGTGTACCAAGTGTACCTACACCAACTACACCTACAACACCAATATCAACTACACAAGCAATTATCACTAATGCAACATTTAGTATAAGTAGACTTAATAAATAATGAATAACAATGATTTTATAAACAAACTTGGTTTGATATTACAGGCATTAAGTTTAGAAATATTATTTAGAGATTATAACAATAGTGATTTGATGCAAGAATTACAAAAACAAGATACACAATATTTTGAGAAGATTATTAAAAATCAAGAAGAAATATTGAACCTTTTAAGAAAGGAGGAAAGTCAATGCACAAAAAGTTAGAAGAAAAAACTGAAGAAAGCATACAAAAAATACTAGAAGAAGGTATAACTACAAATAATTTAGAACATTTGTATAAACTAACTAAAATTAATCATATAGCAAAGGAGGATGAAGATATGAATTATGGAAATTATGGACGTAGACCTGGATACGATAGTTACGGAAACTATGGAAACTATGGAAGATATGGTCGTGATGAATATGGTAGACGTGGATATGATATGAAATATCGTGGTGAAGAAGAAATGGACAGAATGGCTGGAGAATATGGAAGATATATGGAAAATCGTGAAAGATATGGTGCTAATGACCAAGAAACTGACAAATCATTTCATTATATGGTAAAAGCATTAGAAGATTTTATTATGGTATTAAAACAAGAAGCAGAAAGTCCAGCACAAAAGCAACAATTAATGGAAGCATTACAAAATAGTATGAGATAATATGTATAAATATTATAATGCCAATGCTTTAAATAAATATGAAGATGATTGTGTTATAAGAGCAATAAGTTGTGCTACTAATAAAAGTTGGGATTATGTATATGACTATTTATCAGATATAGCACAATATGAAGGGACATTACTCGATAAAAGAGATTTTGTAAGAAACTATTTAGATAGAACTTATCAAAGATTAAATGGATTATACGGGACAGTAGGATATGTTTCTTCATTATTTCCGAATAATACCTTACTTATAACAATGAAAGGACATATAGTATGTTCTAAGAATGGCGTAATATATGATACATTTGACTGTAGAGATAGAGAAGTAGAAAGCGTTTGGTTAGTTAAATAAGAGCATCATTGCTCTTTTTTTTATTTTATGGTATAATGTTTTTAGGTGATTATATGAGAATTGCAGTTGATAAATATTCATATCAAGTAGCAAAAGATGATGAAAACAAATATATTTATTTATACGATGATGAACCACTTGAAGACTTAATGAAAACTAAACTACATTGTATGGAATATAACGAATGCGATTACGTAGATATAAACTTAACTGATTATAATATTGATTGTATAAAGAAATGCAAAATAACTGATAAAGATTGGAATAAGTTGCCTGAAAAAGTTAATTATAAGATAGGAATAATAATACCTAATTATAATTATGAACATACGATAGATAAATGTTTAACAAGTATATTAAACCAAACATATAAAAACTTTGAAATAATATTTGTAGATGATATGAGCACAGATAATAGTGTAGAAATAGCATATAAAACATATCAAAAATACTTATATGATACTTATGGTTATTATGATGCACCAGATTATATAACAGAAAAATTAAAAATAGTACAATTAAAACAAAAAAGATTAAATGGTGGTGCTAGAAATGAAGCATATTTACATTTAAGTGAAGATGTTGACTATGTATACTATGTAGATAGTGATGATTGGTTATACAATGAAAATGCTTTAGAAGAAATAAATAATAAATTACAAAGTAAACCCGATGTATTATTTGTAGGCATTGCTGAATATAAGAAAGGTAAAACTAAAATATCAGATATACCAGAATACAAAGATAAGTATGAAGCAATGGCAGGTTGGAGTGGAAGTTGTGGAAAAGTTATTAAAAAATCACTAGCAACTAGACAAGAATGTTTGTATAACGAAGGAACATTAAAAGAAGATAAAAACCAACATTGCAAAATCTGCTATTATATGAAAAGTTTTCAATTATTAAAGAAACTTGTATATGTATGGAATAAGGATAATCAAAAATCAGTAACAACAGTTAGAACTATTAATCCATTATGGGAAACAAGTACTATAAGACATTGGGCAGACACATTGGAGTTTTATTTAAAAGTCAAAGGAAAAGATAAAAAAATAGATGTATTTTTAGAAGATAGATTAAAAATGGTAAAAAAAGAAGTGTTAGAAGGTGGTGATAAGCAATGGTAAAATTAAGTTTAATCATACCATACTTTGAAACGTATGAATTAACTATGAGATTATTAAAAAGTTTAGCAGTACAAACAACAGATGAAGTAGAAATTATTTTAATAGATGATTATTGTAAAGGAGAGTTTAAAGAACTTGAAGAAATATTAGGGTTAAATAGTGTAAGATTAATAGAACACAAAACTAATCAAGGAACTGCTAAAACTAGAAATGAAGGTATTAAATTAGCAAGAGGACGATACATAGGTTTTATAGATTGTGATGATATGATAACTGCTGATTATATAGATGTATTATTGAAAGCAATAGAAGAAACACCAACAGAAGTAATTAATTTTAATTGGTTAGATTTAAGTGAAAATATAGTTGTAAGAAAACCACATAATCCAGCAATGTGGAAAGCAATATATAGAAATGATATATGTCCTTTATTTAGAGAAGATTTAGAATGGGGAGAAGAAGATGTTGATTTTCAAGTAGAAGTTGGTAAAATGGAAACAACTTATTTAGATAGAGTATTATATATATATAATTCAAACAGAGAAGGTAGTTTATATTGGAAAAAAATGCACAGGAGTTAATATGAAAGACAGAGAAAAAGAAATTAAATATCTTATGTATTTGAAAAGCCAGATAATTAAAGAGCAAAAAAAACAATTAAAAATATTGAAACAAGAATTATCAGATATACAAAAAAGCAAAACTAAAAGGAGGTGAAAAGATGATTAAAGTAATAGTTACAGAAGAGTTTACGCTTGGAAGATTTGATGAACTTAAAAATCTTGAAAGATGTAGTTCTAAAAATCAAAGAGGCAGATTATATGAAGGTGATACTTTTGAATGTACTGAAGAAATGGTTAAATATCTTACAGGAGGTAATGAAGAAGGTGCTACTGTAGTTAAAGTAATAGAAGTAGAACCATACTATAATAATGTTAATGTCGAAGTAAACGGATTAGAAAAAGAACCAACAAAATATGAAGTAAAAATGGATAGAAAGCCAAGAAAAAAACGATAGTTTGCGTTTAGGATTAATTTATGGTATAATGTAATTAAGTTCGAGAGGACTTTAATATTAAGTTCTTATGGTGGAGTTGACCACTTGAAAAAATCTAAAGGAGGAAATATTATGAAAGATTTTTTAGAGGAATTAGAAATAGGAGAAAATAAAGTTAAATTATCTTCTGAAGATATTAAAAGTATCTTAAAAAAACACGGAGAATATATCAAAACTGAAACTAAGAAAGTCGAAGATGATTATAAACAACAACTTGAGGATAATAAAACTACTATTAGTGATTTAAAAGCACAAATAGAAAAAGCCCCTAAGTCTGATGAATTAGAAGGTCTTAAATCTAAAATAGCAGAGTATGAGGAAAAAGAAAACCAAAGAAATGCACAAATTAAAGCCAAAGAAGAAGATGATATTTTAACTAAAAATATTACTGAAGCATTTGGTGATAAGAAGTTCATAAATGATTTTACTAAAAATGCAATTATGGACGAAATTAAATCAGCATTAAAAGATAATGCAAATATAGGTAAATCTGCAAAAGATTTATTCGAAGAAATGACAAAAGGAAAAGATGGTATTTTTGCTAATCCTAATCAAGTACTTAATATGCCAGGAGCAGACGATGGTATAGAAGGAACTGTATCAAAGGATGAGTTTGACAAAATGGGTTACAAAGATAGATTAGAATTAAAACAATCTAATCCTGAGTTATTCAACAAATATAATAATGAAAAATAAAGGAGTGATTTTAAATGGCTACAGGAACAACTAAATTAGAGCAACTAATTGACCCTGAAGTAATGGCACCAATGATAAGTGCCAAAATTGAAAAAGCAATCGTGGCAACACCATTTGCTAAAATTGATAATACACTTGCTGGAAAACCAGGAAGTACTATTACAGTACCAAAATATGCTTACATAGGAGATGCTGAAGACCTTGCTGAAGGAGTAGCAGCAGATAAAACTAAATTAGCAACTTCTACTGCAGAATATACAATCAAAAAAGCAGTTAAACAAGTAGAATTAACTGATGAAGCAGTATTAAGTGGTTATGGAAACCCAGTTGGAGAAACTAACTCACAATTAGGTAAATCTATCGCTTCTAAAGTTGATAATGATGTTATGGACGCTTTAAAAGGAGCACAACTTGTTTATCCAGGTTCAGAAGATGGTATTTCTTATGATGAAGTTGTTAATGCAATAGATGTATTAAGCGAAGAAGAAAACGTACCAAAAGTTATGTTTATTCACCCAAAACAAGTTTCACAATTAAGAAAGGATGCTAACTTCATTTCTAATGACAAATATCCAGACAATGTTATTATGAATGGTGAAATAGGTAAGATTGCTAATACAAGAATAGTAGTTAGTAAGAAAGCAGTTAATGATGCTAAAACTTATTTCTTAAATCCTATCGTTGAATTAAAACCTGAAACACAAACTGGTGATGAAATAGCAGCAGTTACTATCTTCTTAAAGAGAGATACAAATGTTGAAACTGAAAGACACTTAAACAATTACACTACTTTAATTGGAGCAGACAAACATTATGTTGCTGCATTAACTGATGAAAGTAAAGTTGTAGTTGCTAAGTTCCCAGTAGGAAATATAAGTTTATAGTATAAAGGAGGCAATTTATGACATTTGATGGACAATATTTAACCTATCAAGAATACTTAGATTTAGGTGGTTCTCAAATTGAGGAATTGCCTTTTAATCTATTAGAGTTTGAAGCAAGAAGACAAATTGATATAAAAACTTTTAACAGACTTAAAGAATGCGATGAAATACCACAAGAAGTAAAATTATGTGATAATAAATTGATAAATAGTATTATGAAATATGCTGAAAATAAATTAAAAGTCGAAAGTAATGATATAAAAAGCGAAAATACAGACGGTTATTCCATTTCTAAAATAACACCTGATATGATAAAAGATATTATTGAGTCGCATAAAAGTGATATAGATGATATTATAAGAACTTATTTGTTAGGAGTTGTAGTTAATGGTGAACACGTTATGTATTGTGGAGTAAGATAATGATTACTAATTCAAGTTTAACTATTTATCATTTAAGTGGATTAACACCAGAAACTCGTGTTGAGGTATGGACTAGACATAATTATGATAAAGTGTGGTTTTTCGGAGGAAAAGGTGCTGGTATTAATAAAGGATATGATAATGCAAACGATGTACAGGTTCGAATACCTTATAACCAAAATAATAATTTGAATATAAATGATTTTGCAATTGGAGATATTATAGTACAAGGTACACTTGATTTCGATATAAACACACAAGAAGATTTGAATAATTATCTTATTTATAATATTACAAGCATAAACAATAATAACTTTGGTAATAATCAACATATACATCTAGGAGGCAAGTAATGTCATTTGAAATGAAACCTACAAGTGTAATAATAGCACGACTAGGATTACAACCTAATGGTAGAGTACAAAAGTTTTTTACAAATGAATGTGCTAGAGCAATGGATAAATATGTACCTTTTAATAAAGGTAACTTGGCTGACTATCATATAGAAGATAATTTGATTATATACGAGCAACCTTATGCAAAATATCAATATTATGGTATGAGAAAAGATGGGAGTAGACAAATTAATCCTGATAATAGGGATAGAACTAAACACCCACTAGCAACTACATATTGGGATAAAGAAATGTGGAGTGCAGAAGGACCAGATGTTGTTAAAGCAGTACAAGAATATGTAATTCGTGGAGGTAAGTAATGGATGATTATAGAGTATCAAAGTTAAGAGATTATTTGTTTGATATAATAAATACTCTTACTGAAAACAGAAATTATCAGATAAATACTAATATGTTAAGTAATAGATTAGATGATTATTCACTAGACAAAATACCTACTAACACAACAGTAGAAAACTGGATTATAGGTGTTGTTAAAAGAAAAGATGTATATTCATTTAGAAGTCGTAAATCTTATTCACAAGATGTAATTACAAATCTAAAGAATGTAGGCTTTTTTGAACAATTTGAAAATGCTATAAAAACTAATAATGACGAAGGCAATTTGCCTGATATAGATAACATAGAAAGTATTGAATGTTTAAATTGTGCTACTATGAATAGTGCAGATGGAAAACAATCAATATTCGATATACAAATACAAATAACATATAGAGAGGAGTAACTATGAAAAAAATAATTGCTAAAATTGATTTCACTACTAACATAGGAGAATATGTTAAAGGCGATGAGATTACGGGACTAACTTATGACCAGATAGTGAAATTAAATGAAAAAGGTTTCATAGAACCTCTTGGTTATAGAGATTTAATTCTTATTAAAAGAGAATTAGAAAAGAAGGAGGAAAGATTATAATGGCAGATTATGTACCAAGTGGAATTGAAAAAGTAAAAAGAAGTCAATTCTTAACTTATTTAAACACTGGAACTACATCAACACCAGTTTGGAGTGTTCTAGGTGTTGGTATCACAGGTTATGGTATTGATTATAACCCACAAGTTGATACTGAAAAATGGATAATAGAAGACAATGCTAGAAATGACCACGAGTCAAACCAAAAACAATCAAGTGTAACTCAAAAATGTTATAAAGGGGACCCAGTATTCGAGTTTATCAATGGTGCTAGGGACCAATTAAACTTTAAATCACAAGTACTTGATATAGACAGATGGAATGGTACAGGTACTACTTACCCAGCAAAGAAAAATGATGTAATGATAACAGTTAACACTTATATGGGTGAAGATGCTTCTATTGAATATACAATTTACTATGATGGAGATGCTACTGAAGGAACAGTAAGTTTCACAGGAACAGAACCAACATTTACACCAACAACAAGTTTATAGAAACTTATAAAAGGTGGGTGAAATATATCACCTGCCTTATTTTTAATTTAGAAAGGAGAGTATAAAATGACAGACAATTTTATACAGTTAAATAAAAGCGATATTATTCGTTTAAAAATTAGAACAGATGAAGGAAAAGATACAGGAGAATATCTTGAGTTTGATTTATCAGATATTGAATTACCATTAAAATATCAAGAATTAATAGAAAAAAATAAAAAAAATAAAAGAAATCTAAAAAATCAATTATTTATGATAGAAAAAAGACCAGATGCTAAAGGTAAATCATTATTAAGTAGAAATCAAGAAGATACAATTAAAGCATTGAATGAGTTTTTTATTAAAGAAATAGAAGTATATAATATTTTCTTAGGACCAAGAGGAGTTGAAAAACTACTAAATGGTAGAAAGTTTACTTGGACCACTTTACAAGAATTAGATGAATTGATAGAAAAACAGATTTTACCACATTTAGATGCTAACAAAGATAGAATAACAGAAAAAATCAGAGAAAAATATGGAAAACCTATTATGAAAAAAGATGATATTGAAGTGATAGAATAATGATTAAAAAAATACAAATAGATGATACTATCTATGAAGCAAAAACGGACTTCAGAACTGCTATAAGATGTAATGAAATAGCAACTGACAATACAATAGGTGATTATGAACGCGTTTTAGGTATCATTTGCACGATGTTTGGACCTGAGGCGATAAATAATACTAATCACCAAGAAAAATTGCTTAAATGGGCTTTAAAATACCTTTCTTGTGGTAAAGAAATTAATGATAAGCACGAACAACCTGATATGGACTTTACAGAGGATATGAGTTATATAGAAGCAAGTTTTATGTCTGATTTTCACATTGATTTAGAAAAAGAAGAAATGGATTGGGAAAAGTTTAACAAACTTATAAATGGATTATCGAATAGTGATATAGGCAATTGTTGTGTATTAAATCGAATAAGAAATCTTAGAAACTTTGATTTATCACAAATAGAAGACCCAAAAAGAAGACAAGAAATTGCAGAGGCTAAAGAAAGAGTTGCTTTAAAAAAATATAAAAGAGAATATAACTTAACCAAAGAAGAAGAAGAAAGTATGGAAAGATTGAATAAAATATTAGGTTGGTAGAAAGGAGATGATTTTATGCAAGAAGATGGAGTTATAGTAATAGGTACTGATTTAAAAACAGCAAAATTAGAAACAAAATTAGAAAAATTAAAAAACAAGCACAAAAATGAAGAATTAAAATTAGAAGCAAAATATCAAGAAATAGAACAAGCAAGAAAAGAAACAGAAATACTTTCAAAAAAACTAGAAGAAAATAATAAATATGTTGAAGAACAAAAGAAATTATTAGAACAAGTTTCTAAAGAATACGATGAAATAAATAGAAAAGTAAACTCTGGTGAAAGAAAAGATATAGGTGCTATTAGTAGGAGAGATTTTTTATCTGGTGAAAAACAACGAATACAAGATATAATTAATTTCAATAGTCGTGAAGTAGACTCTGGAATAACTAAACAATATGATGAAGCTATAGAAAAAGTAATCAAATTAGAAAACGAGGCATCGAAACAAGAAAACACTATTAAAGATATAAACAATGAATTAGAATTAACTAATTTTCAAATAGATAAAATCAAAAATAAAGAAGAAGAAATTAGTGAAGAAGATACTAGAAATATAAAAAATTCTATTGATAGTATAGGAAATGGAATTGAAAGAGTTACAAAGAAAGTTGTTAAATGGGGACTTGCTGTTTTTGGTATAAGAAGTATTTATTCTTTTATAAGAAGTTCAATGGGTACATTATCAGGATATGATGATAAAATAGCAGCAGATGTAGATTATATAAGATTTGCACTTGCAACATCAATGAAACCGTTAATTGAATGGATAATAAAGGGAGTTTATGAAATATTAAAAGGTATTAATTATTTATCAATGGCTTGGTTTAATTACAATTTATTTCAAAATGCTAGCGTAAGTAATTTCAAGAAGATGAATAAATCAGCAAAAGAATTACAAAAAACAATGTCTAGTTTTGATGAAATGAATGTTGTATCAGATAATAGTGATAAAAGTAGTGGATTTACTGCACCAAGTCAAGATTTATCCAAAGGACTAAATATGGAAGGTTATGAAGCACCAGGATGGCTTAAATGGATAGCAGACCACGGTGAAGATATTGCAAAAATAGCCGGATTAATAATTGGTTCATCTGTTATTGGCAAACTTGCAGGTTTGGCTGGTATTGCTAAACTTGGTGCTATTATAGGTGCTAGTGTAATAGGTATTAGTTTAATATATACTGGACTTACTGGTAGAGATATAATAGAAGATTTGAAAACAATAAAAAAAGAAATGCCAGAATTAACACAAGCAACAGATGACAGCGTTAATAGACAAAAATCAGTTTCAAATTCGACTAGAGATACAACAAAATCATTAAAAGAGCAATCTGAAGCAGTAGGTAAAAACTCTAAAGAAACTGCAAAATATAATACTTACTTAAAAGAAACTATTAAAGATAGTGCAAGTAGTATTGCGTTAAACAGTAAGAATATAGGTAAAGTTAATTTACTTGGAAAAGGTATTCTTGCATTAACTGGTGGATTAGATGATTATAACAAACAACAAGATAATTTCAAAGAAGGAGCAAAAGTCAATTATAGATTATTGCAAGATACATTGGGAGAATATCAAACTTTATATAAGCAAGGACTTTTAAATGAAGAAGAAACAAAAGATTATGCAGAAACTATGTACTTATTTGGCTATGAACTAGATGGTACTAAAATGAAAAGTGAAAAGTATGCTCTTATATTAAAAGGTCTTGGTTTTAAAGAAAAAGAAATAACACAAATAGTTGCAGGAACTTCTAAAGGATATGAACTACTTAGTGAAAAAATGAGAACTGTAACTGATAGAACAGAAAAAATAAGTGATAAGAAAGATAAACTTAAAGATATCACTGGAAAACTTAACGAAAAATTACAATTAGAAATAGATAAGATAGATGAAGAAATCCGTGAAGGTGGAAAATCAAAAGATGAAATTGAAAAACTAAAAAAGAAAAAAGAACTTTTAAAAACTGCAACTGAAAACTTAACAAGAGAAACTGGAAAAGAAGCAGACAAATATGATGATTTAAAAAAGGCAATAAAAACTGCTTACGATGAAGGTTTACTAAGTGCTGATGAAGCAATAGGTGAAATAAACAAGTTAATAAGTGGTATGAGTGATGAAGCAAAAACTGCCTTTACTGAAGATTTACCAGATGATATTAAAAATGGACTTAATACAAGTAAATATAATTCAGAAATGAATACATTTACAAAATGGTGGAATAATAATTTAGATACCTTAAAGAAAGAAATAACAATACATTGGTCTGCTGAAGGTGGTGGTAATGGTTCCTTTGGTGGAGATAAAAACTACGGTGGTGGTGGTGGATTTCGTGCCAAAGGTGGAATTTTTTACCCTAGTAAAATACCAAAACTTGCAGTAGGTGGTATTGTTAATATGCCAGGTAGAGGAGTGCCTTATAATGGTGCTATAATTGGAGAACGTGGTGCTGAAGCAGTAGTGCCTTTAACTGATAGTCAACAAATGGCTTTACTTGGAGAAGCAATAGGTAAGTATATAACAATAAATGCTACACTATATAATTATATGAATGGTAGAGTAATAAGTAGAGAAATACAAAGGGTGCAAAATGAAAATGATTTTGCATATAATCGCTAGGAGGTGTTATAATGTTTTTAAATATAAACAGTATTATCATTAATAATGTTAATATGGGTCCATATTTAGTTCAAGCACAATATGGTTTCAATAAATTATGGGCAAACGATAGTGGGAGAAATCTTGCTGGAGTAATGAGTGGAACATTGATTGGTATATTTCCTAAAATAACATTACAATTCAGAAAATTAACTAAATCAGAGTTAGAAATTATAGTGCCTATTTTAGATAGTGCAAGACAAACTGTTACTTATTATGACCCAAACAAAAAAACAAATATTACAATGACTACATATACTGGTGATTATGAAATAGTAAATAAACATTTTATAAATAATAATAGAAAAAATGAAGGATTTAGTTGTTCATTCATTGCTATAAGTAAGAGGGTGTAATATGAAACCACATACAAGTAGATTTAAAGAAGAAGTTAAAAACTTTGGTAGACAAATTGATAGCATAATTACTTATGAAATAGATGGTGAAACAGTAGAGTTAGGGAATGTAAGCCTTAACTCTATAACACCACATTATGAAGGTTCTATATTAAAATCAGTAATGAAACAACTTGATATAGATAGTAATGTAGAAATACCTATAGGTACTGAAATAAATTATCAATTTGGAGTTATGGTTGATGGTTCTTATGAATATCTTAATTTTGGAAATTACATAGTTAAAGAAATAGAAAAACAAGAAGCAAAAGAAAGTTATTTAATTAAATGCTATGATAAAATGTTATATTCTATGAAAGATTATGAAAATATGAATATAACATATCCTATAACAGTAAGAGATTATATAAATACAATATGTAATCATCTGAATATATCATTTGCTAATATAGAAGATAATTTTGCTAATTTTGATAAAGTAATACAGAATGAATTGTATTTAGATACAGAAGGTAGGTCTTTAAATTATACATTTAGAGATGTACTTGATGAACTTGCAGAGGTAACTGCTAGCACTATTGTTATAAATGAAAATGATGAATTAGAAATAAGATATTTAAACAATACAGAAGATACAATAAACGAAGAATATTTTAAAAATATAAATGTTAACTTTGGAGAAATGTATGGACCAGTAAATACAATAGTTTTATCAAGAAGTGCAGGTGCAGATAAGATTTCAATATCAACAAGTGAAGATATACCTGACGATGAAAAAATTGCTATAGAAATATCAGACAATCAGATAATGAACTTCGATGATAGAGATAGTTATATGCAAGAAATACTTTCACAGTTAGCAGGTCTTCAATATTATATAAATGATTTTTCAAGTACTGGTATTTGTTATTATGATATATGTGATATGTATAATGTACAGATAGGTGAAAATACATATAATTGTATAATGTTTAATGATGAAATAAATATCACACAAGGATTAGAAGAAAATATACATACAAAAATGCCTGATGCAAGTGAACAAGAATATAAGTATATGGATACAACTGACCAAAGATTACAAAAAGTAACTCTGATAGTTAGAAAACAAGAAGGAGAAATAGAAGGACTTATAACTGATACAACAAATACAGATGACCCTAACACAACAGCAGGTAAGTTATCAAGAGTAAGACAAGATGTTGATAGTCTTACAAGTATATTCCAAATTACAGGTGGAAGTAATATGATTAAAAACTCACAATTTTTGCTTTCAGATAAAACTTGGTTATTTGAAAATAATGGTAGTAATTCTTATCATACAGAATTAGGAGATGGTTATGACTCAAGTTTGATAGGTACAACGGTATCTTATGGTAAAATAGATTTAAGAAACATAATTTTAAGTTCTAGTATTACATCAGATGAAAATGGTCATATTCCTAACATAAATGATTTGATAGTAGGACAGACGTATACATTAAACTTTTTATTTAGTCAAGATGCTACTACTACTACAAAGTTTTCTTTGATGACAGGTAATAACATTATATGGGAAACAGAAAACTTTACTGGTGAAAAAAATATGGAAGAAGTTGTATTTACTTTCAATGCAACTGCAAGTGTATATATATTTAAAGTAGAAACAAGTACAAACAGTACAGACACAGAACAAGGTCATTTATTTATATACGATTTAATGTTAAATAGTGGAGATAAGAAACCTTGGGAACCGGCACAAAGTGAAATTGCTTCTACTGTATTACAAATGAGTAAAGAAGGTCTAACTGTTAAATCAACAGGTGCAGAAACAACTACATTATTAAATACTGATGGTATAAATATTTATGAAGGTGAAATTATATCAGAAAGTACAAAAATAACCTCGTTTAATAAAAAAGGAATAGTTACTAGAGTAGCACAAACTACAGAAACAGATATAGGAAGATATATAATGAAAACACTAAATATAAACAATACGCAACACCACGTTGAATATTTTGGAGGAAGTGATTAAAAATGGCTTTGAAAACATATACTCAAGATGCAACATATAGTGATTGGCTAACTTGTAGACTTATAGTAACAGAAAACAGTACTGATACTACAAATAATACGTCAAGTTGTACTGCTACCTTACAACTTATAGTAGCAGCATCGCATAGTTTTAGTGCTGCCTATATTGGTTGGGGAATGAGAGGAGATACTGGTTCACAATCTGGTGGAGGAACGTCTGGTTCTTATGGTGCTGGTACTCATACTTTAATGACAGTTAACTATACAAAAGCACACAATACTGATGGTACAGGAACAACAACTGTTAATGGTATAATTGATATACCATATTTTAGTTGGTATGCAGAACCTAAAGTAAATAAAGGTGCGTTAACGCCTATACCAAGATATACAAGTATTACAAGTTTTACAGTTTCTCAAAGAAACGAAACAAGTTTAACTGTAAATTGGAAAACTGCTGATACAATAGATTATTTGTGGTACAAGTATAAGCCAAGTGGTGGTTCTTGGACAGATTGGATAGGATATAATACAGCAGATGGTACAAGTAATAGTTTTAATGTAGGTAGTTTAACTGCAAATACAAAATACTATTTTACTTTAAAAGTTAGAAGAAAAGATAGTCAATTAGAAACAGAATGGTCAGGTACAAATCCTAATCAGACAACTCATCAATATCCTTATGTAAAAAGTATAGGTACAAGTGATTTGAATGTTGGTGCATCTACACTTACACAAACATTTAAGTTATATAATCCACTAAATAGAAATGTTACAGTTTATATGAAACTTGCCGATAATACAGTTATAAATTGTGGCTCTACAACAAATAGTACTGATGATACGTACACGTACACATTTACTACTGCTAACAAAAATGCAATGAACTCAAGTATAACTAACACTACGCTTACAAAAAATGCAACTTATTATTGTACATATAGTAGTCAAACGGTATCAACTGTTAGTGGTAAATATCATATAGACAGTAACGATACAAACTATAAGCCTACATTTAGTACAAGCAATTGGAGTTATACAACAAATTATGTTAAAAATGATACAGTAGTTGCAAATAAATCAACAATAACAGTTAATGTAAGTACAAGTGCTACACCTAAAACTGGTGCTACTATAACAGGTTATACAATTAAGTGGGGAAATCAGACAAAGACTATCACAGGTACTACTGGTAGTGTAACAACTGGGGCAGATAGTGCAACAACATTAAAAGTAATAGCAAATGATAGTAGAGGATTTACAACAGAAATAAGTAGAACAATACCAGTAATTGCTTATACTGACCCTACTTGCAATATAGATGCAGATAGAACAGATGGCGTAGGTAGTGATGTATTTTTATCACTAGATGGTACATATAAAGTAGTTCAGTTGTATACAAACAGTACAACAAAAACAGATAATACAATACTAAGTGTTAAGTATGCAATTTCAACAACTGCGAGTTATGCTACTGATTACACAATACCATTAAGTTCAGTAACGATAAATAATGGCTCTTATAGTTTAAATAATTATCAGATATATAGTAATGGTTCTAGTACAGGATTTACTGTAGGTACAAGATATAATATAAGAATAAAAATACAAGATAGATACCAAACAAAAGAGTTTACTGGAACAATCACAGACGGTAAGTTAGCAGTAGATTGCTACCAAGACTCAAACGGAGATTATCATAGAGGAATAAACGGGCTTGGTAATGATGATTATGCTGATTATGTACACGGTGATTTTGGAACAGAAGGAAGAGTATATCAAGAAGGTAGTCCTGTATTTTTACCTAGTGGAAATGGTACAGACCCAGTTTATTGGTGTAGTCTACCAAATGGTACATATATGCATTCGTCTACTGATGGTGTTACCAATATGCCTGCTAGTTGGGGTTATGTAATGAAAGACGGAACATATAATGCTGATGGAACTAAAGGCGATTTTACTGTAATATTCCAACAACAATCAACTGGTAAAATATGTAGAACAAGTGGAAATGCTAATACAACAACTTGTGTATGGAAAGAACTTGTTTATACAGATGGAACTGTAGCAAATGCAACTAATTGGAATGGACTAATAGATGACCACGGAACCGTTGACACAACAGATACTTGGATACCTGTATATAATAGTAGTAAGATGCAACATACATTAAGAGCAATATGGAATAGTAAACAACATACAAATCACGGTACAAATAAAGAATATTTAGCAACATTAAGCACATTATCATATTGGAATGGTGCATACGATAGTAGTGGTACATCTAACTTAACTTATGCACATCAAGGAGAAATACAATGCAAACCAACTATCTTATATAATAACGATAGTGGTACTGATGGCAATTTTAGTTTAAGTGAAAGTGCTGCTAATTTTAATTATCTTGTGTTCTTTTACAAAAATAATGACGGAGATTTTGGCTCAACAATGATTTATGACGCTTATAGTAAAGTAATAGTATTGAGTGCAAATCACAACAACGACACTTATGCGTATATTAAAGGTAGAAATTATACAATATGGAATACGGCGGTTAATGTTAAAACAAGTGGATACCAAGCAAGAATTGGTAATAATGTTGCTACTACTTTTTCAACAGGTAGTACAATATATGTAACAAGAGTAATAGGATATAAATAGGAGGAAATTATGGCTTTAATAAAAGAAATAGAATTAGAAAATGGTATTGTCTTAACATATCATAGAATTGCTAGTTTAAATAAAATGACTAATATGAGTAATACAATAGAGATTAATTCTTATGTAAATAAGACACAAAGATTAAAAGAAAAAGAATATCAACAACTACAATTAAAAAATATCTATCATAATGAAGATATAACAGAAGAAGATAAAATAAATCTTGAAAAAGGTATAAATGTTTTAGTTGAGGCTGATTTTATAGAATTACCTTATGACGCAACTATGGAAATAGTTGATGCTTACGAATATTTGAAAACATTGGATAAATATAAAAATGCACAAAATGATTTAGAAGTCTAGGAAACTAGGCTTCTTTGCGTTTTTTTAAAAGTTGTGATATATTATAGTAAAGGAGGAAAAGTTATGAACTTAAAGAGTGTAATAACATTGATAATTGTAATTGCCTTTACATCTGCTTTTGGTTATGTTGTATGTATGTTTGCAAATGATGCTATGGCAAATAATATAGTTTCAGCATTTATACCAGTAGCAACACAAGTAATAGGATTTTACATAGGTTATCAAACTGCTAAGGTAGTAAATAATAAGGAGAAATAATGTTTACTTGGGAAATTAAAAATCTGATGGAATTAAAAAATTATCTTATAACTGCACAAGAGTATTTAACTATATGCAAAACTTCGCCACAAATAAGAGAAGTTAAGTATGACCCTTACCAAGATAATTTTATGATTGATACAGAAGATAATTACAAAGTGTATTTTAAAGTTAGAAAGGAGAATAATAAATGAAAGAAGATTTTGAAGTACAAACTACTTTTAATGATATGAATGTTAATGAAGAAGTAGAAGGTGGTGATAGTAATGTACAAGATACAGAAGACACTACCGAATAGAGGCAATAAATATTATAATAGAGATGTTAATGGTGGATACTCTTGGTGTATCCAAGGAGTTCCAACAATAGAAGGATTGAATGTATTATGTAATTGTGTAGGTTGGGCTTGTTCTAGATTTAATGAAATCTATTCAATAGAAACAGGTTATGAAGGAATGAAATACCCACAATTAAATTGTAATGCAGAAAACTTTATAGAAAGAGCAAAAAAAATAGGATTACAAGTACAATATGAACCTTGTGATGGTGGAATAATGGTATGGGAAGGCAAAGGAGATTTGGCAGGACACGTAGCATTATGTGAACATAAAATAGATGCTAATACAGTATTTACAAGTGAAAGTGGTTATAAAAACTATGCCTTTAGAAATTATACTAGAACTAATGATAATGGTAATTGGGGAGTAAATAGATATTATACTTATCTAGGATGTATCATTAACCCAAGCAATCCAAAGCCAGATGTAGACCCTACACCAACACCTAGTGATTACCCATTTGATGGAATAGTTAAAAAAGGAAGCCCACTTTATAATGAAAATGGTCAAAGATATCAAAATGGTGCAAGTGCTAATCGTGAAGTAAAAGTTGAAGGAGAACTTAACGGAAGATACAAAGTTTTTGGAAATACTTTCAACCCACATATTGTTTACGCAGATAAAGAAAATGTAATCAAAAAAGTAGCAGAATACCCATATAATGCAATTTTGAAAAAAGGAAGTCCATTATATAATAAAAATGGAGTAAGATATACTAATGGTGCAAGTGCTAACAGAAATGTAATAGTTCGTGGAGAATATAACAATCGTTATGAAATCTATGGAGAAACATTTACACCACACGTAGTATATTGTGATAAATCGTCAATTATAAAATAGATATTTAAAAAAGAATTAATTTATGATATAATGAATATGAGGACTATTTCTCTTTATGTACCTTTATATATATTAAATATCATTAACCCTATATGTAGTAATAATTTTAATGTTTTTTCATTTAGTCCTCAAGACACCTAGAAATAGGTGTTTTTATTATGATTTAAAAAAAATTAAAAAAATTAAAAAAATATATTGATTTTTTAAAAAATATATTATATAATATAATTGTAAATTAAAAAAGAGGAGAGATGAAAAAATGAAAAAAGGAAAAGAAATAAAGGAAATGTTAAGAACTTATGGAGTATTACAAGAAGAATTATATTTTGAAACAGGATATAATTTTAATGATTTAAAAATTAAAGAAAACTTTGATGAAGCAGAAAGATTACTAAAATATAAAAAGGGGATTAAATAATATGGAAGAATTAATATTAGTTAGAAGTCAATTAAAAGCAGAATTAGCAAAACAACAATATATTAAAGAGCAATGGAAAAAGAATTATGAAAAACAAAAGTTTCAAAGTATATTAGAAGAATTAAGATATACTGAAGGAATAATTAATGGTTTAGAAAAATCAATTAAGTTATTATCAATAAGAATAGAAGGTAAAAAATAATATGGAAACAAGTTTAATGGTAAATGATTACCCAGAACCAAAAGAAGAAAAAGAACATTCAGTAAAATTAAAACTTTATGTAGAAGCAATAGTAACAGTATATGGTGATGATGAAGAAAGTTGGGATGACCAAATAAGAGAAATGTCAGATAGAGATAAACTTGAAACAATAGATGAACTTGAAGTTGAAGAATATGAAGTTTATGATTAGGAGGTGTAAAAATGAAAATAAATGGTAAAGAAGTATTAGGAAAGTCATTCGCATACGATGGATGCCACAAAATCTACATATTAGAAGATGAAGAAGATGAAGAACAAGCCTTAGAATATGAATATAATATATATCATATAGACGAAATAGAAGATACTTATGAAAATAGTTGTCCTTTAAGATTTATCAGCAATTGGAAATTAAATAAAAGATATGTAGAACAATTTGAAGAAAATGTAATATTTGAAAATGAAATTAAAGGAGAATAGAAAATGAAAAAGGTAAGATTAAGAAGATGGGTTAAGGTTGTATTAGTTATATTTATGTTATTAGGTTTAATAGAATTAGGAATGTTAGCAAAAAAATCAGATGATGATTTTGTAAAAGGTTGTATGGAGGCAGGATATAGTAGACAACATTGTGAAAAGGAGTTGGGATAATGTTATTAACAAATAAAGAGTTTCAACGAATTAGTGATGAATATAATAAATTAAAAATCAGATGTAAATGTTGTGGACGTAAATTAGTTATACCTGTATGGGTAGATAAACAAATATGTAGTTGGTGTGGCAATTATGTATATAGAAATAAACAATTAGAGTTTACAGAAACAGTAAAAAAATTAATGAAAGTGAGATGATAATATGAATAAAACAAAAGCAGTAATGCTACATTTAATAGAAAAAGGAAGTATAACAAGTTGGGAAGCAATAAAAGAATATGGTGCAACTAGATTATCAGCAATAATATTTAATTTAAGAAATAGAGGAATGAATATAGAAACAACTATGATAGAGTTTACAGATAGATTTGGTAGCAAAGCACAATATGCTAAATATATTTTTAAGGAGGATAAGTAATATGGGATTAGATATGTATTTAGTAAGAAAAAAATATATTGGAGCAAAATATGAACATAGACAAGTTAAAGGAAAAGTTGAAATAGAAATAGCAGGTAAGAAATTACCAATAGAGTTTGATAAAATAAGTTATATTGAAGAAGATGTTGGTTATTGGAGAAAAGCCAATGCAATTCATAAATGGTTTGTAGATAATGTACAAGATGGTAATGATGATTGTAGAGAATATTATGTAGATATAGATAAATTAGAAGAATTATTAAATATATGTAAAGAAATTAAAGAAAAAGCAATTTTAAAAGATGGTAAAGTTCATAATGGGAGTAAAATAGAAAATGGTAAATGGGTTCCAATAATGGAAGAAGGCAAAATTATTATAAACCCAGAAATATGTGAAGAACTATTGCCGACAGAGGAAGGTTTCTTTTTTGGAGGAACAGAATATGATGAATATTATATGCAAGATATTGAATATACAATAGAATTATTAGAAAACCTTTTAGAAGAAGAAAATAAATTAGTAGAGCAAGGTTTCTATTCTAGTTTTTATTATAGGGCAAGTTGGTAGGAGATAATATGAAAAATAAATTAATTAATGAAACAATAGGAATGATAGAAGTAATAGAAGAAAGTCCTGAATTATTCCACGATGGAATAGATGAAGAAATAATAGATTTGCTAAAGAAGATAATTAATTATCTGATAAAAAAAGGAGAATAGTATGATAAAATATAAATATAGTATAAGTAAGCATCGACAACTAAGTGAAATGAATAACAAAGATATATATGTATTATGGAAAGAAACTAAATATTCTTGTGGAAGTATATTTCAAGGAACTAAAAAAGAATGTGAAGATAGATTAAAAGAAATAAAGGAGAATAAGATATGAAAATAAACCCGAATATATTAGATGAAGGCAATCAAATGGAAGTGTTAGAATATAATGATGATAGAATGAAAATGATAGTTAGATGCAATAATTGTGGACAGGCTACTGAATATGGTAAAACAAGAATGATTAGTGGTTTTGTAGGTTGTGATAATAAAATAATTGTAAACGGTAAAGAAGTAGAATGTTATTTTGAAGATTTGATGCCAAGAGTAATGGATTGGAAAGAAAATCATTATGATTTATATAGAACAGGTAAAGTATATCGTTGGAGAGATGGAGCAGGTGAGAAATAATGAATAAAGATAAAATTATTAAAGATTTAAAAGAAAGAAATGATAAATTAGCAGACCAAAGAAGACAATTTGAAGCAAGACTTTATCACGAGCAATATTTATCGAAAGAAAAAGACAAAGAAATAGAAAAAATAAATAAAGAAAAAGATGATATTTTTAATAAAGCCATTGAAATAAATAATAAATTAAGAAATGACAAAAACAATCAGATAGACATAATGAAAAAGTATTTTCAAATGATAATTGATTTAGGTTATGACTATGATGGTTTTAATAATGTTAAAGATTTAAAAGGTTTGATAGATGCTTTATGTAAATATGCTAGTTTAGGCAAAGAATGTAATACAACTGAAACTATATATGTAAATGGTAATAAGAAATATAATATATTAGGTGAAGAATTGAAAGAAGGCAAGAATGAATAAAAAGTATTGCCAAGAAACTATTGAAGGCTTATCAAAAGTGTTATTGAATGATAAAAACAAAATAGCACAAGATTTAGAAAAAAAATTAAAAAATAAAAATGATATGCACAAAATAGCATATAGTAATGATAAGATTTATATACAAATAGATTTTAAATTGGAAGAAGGTAAATAAGATGGGATTAGAAACAAAACCAACAATAGATATAATAAAAGATATGACAACATTAGACCAACAAATAGATTTAAAAACATTAAAGATAGAAAAATTAAAACTAGAATTATATCAATTACAACAAGAATTAGCAGTAATGATACCAGAATATGAAGAATTAAGATTAGAAATAGTGAGTAGATTTCCTAATCTGATTAATGACGATGAGTTTAAACCTAAAATAAGGTAATTTTAGAATTTTTTGTTGAAAGATATATATTTATATTAAAAACATCAAAAGAATGCTTAGAAGGGGTTTAAAATAGGTCTGAGGAGGTAATTATGAGAATAATTGAATATACTGAATATGAAATAAATGATTTAATTAGAAATCTAGAATATGCTAAAGGAAAGAAAATGGAAGATTATAAAAATGGTAAAATTAATTTAAGTCAAAGTCAGTATGAAATAGGTATTATTAAAGATTTAATTGCAAAAATACCAGCAAAAACTTATACAAGAAAAAATAATATAGATAAAGATTTATTAAAATGGTAAAAAAATATTTATTTTTATTAAAAAATATTATATAATATTATAAAAAGGAGGGATTATATGTATACATTCAAAACTGAAATGTTTAAAGAAATTAAAGAGAAATATAAAATAAAT